ATAAAAGGCTTGAGAAACACCCCAAGAATAAATACGTATTCTATCTTTTCAATAAAATCTCTTAACGTTTCTTGGGCCAAAATAAAAAAGACCGACACAATGGCCGGCACTTTCTGAAAGTCAACACTACTATTATACCAGAGAGGGCAGAACAATGCTATTGCCGGAAATTGATGAAAAAGCAACAATCAAACGTTGCAAGCGAAAACTTCGAGAATACCCACGATGGCGAGAGATTGCACACGACGGAGCTGAGCAGAAAATAACACAGGAATTCACATTTATGCCCAGAGGTGGCAGCGGAGTGAGTAGACCGGTGGAGAATATTGCTGTTAGACGAGTTGATGCAATGAACGAGTTAGAAGCCATAGAGCAAGCAGTTAGTGGGCTATATCGTCCAGACTATCGTAGAATACTGATAGAGAAATATCTAGCTTATCCACCTAAACCAAACTGGCAAATCGCCCAAGCAATCGGGTTTGAAAGAACAGCCTTCCAAGAATTGCTGAATAATGCTATCCTAGCATTTGCAGAATTGTATCGAAATGGTCAATTAGTCGTGGAACGTTGATATTTCGGTATTTTGACGGATAAAGCACGGTATCTTGCAAGTGTTTAAAGTGGTATTATTATATTATCGAAGAAAAACGGAGACAACTCATTTTGTGGGTTGTCTTTTTCAGTATCGGAAAGGAGTTGATGGAAAATGGGATGACCGAGAAACAAATGAAGTTTGCCGATGAGTACATCATCAGCCTAAATGCTTCGCAAGCATATAAGAAGGCTTATCCTAATATTAAGAACAACGATGTTGCAAAGGCTAATGGAAGTAGACTGCTTGCAAAGGCTAACATCAAGGCTTATATAGACGAACGCCTAGAACAATTGAAGTCGGAACGTGTTGCTGATCAGCAAGAGGTCATGGAATTCCTCACAGCCGTAATGCGTGGCGAGATTGAAGAGCCTTTGCTTGTCCTCGATGGTGAAGGCATGCAACGTATTGCTCAAGCAAAGCCGAATGTCGCTACCCGTCGCGCTGCGGCAGTTGATATCGGGAAACGCTATAGAATGTGGACAGACAAGGTCGAAGCTGATGTAACGCAAGATATCAATATCAATGTCGGTGAATGGAATGACGATTAATCTTGATATCAACCCAAGTAGGGTGTTTAATCGGCATATCTATGAGCATTTGTTTGATTATGACACGTTCACTGAGGTTCATTATGGCGGAGCATCAAGCGGTAAGAGTCATGGGGTTTTCCAGAAGATAGTCCTCAAAGCTCTTAAAAAGTGGGACAAGCCCCGCAAAATATTGATATTGCGAAAAGTAGGCTCTACGGTTCGTGACTCGGTATTTGCGGACGTGCAAGCAGCGCTGTCTTATTTCGGTGTGCTTAATCTATGCAAGGTTAACATGAGCGCATTCCGAATCGAGTTGCCAAACGGTGCCGAGCTGATCTTCAAAGGGATGGACAATCCAGAGAAGATCAAGTCAATCAAAGGCATTTCTGACGTGGTCATGGAAGAAGCGTCAGAGTTTACGCTTGATGATTATACGCAGCTAACACTTCGCTTGAGGGATAAAGCACACAAGCAGAAACAAATCTATTTGATGTTTAACCCCGTGTCTAAAGCTAACTGGGTATATAATGCGTTCTTTGTGAAGGACCCTAAGAATACAGCGGTTTACCAAACAACGTATAAGGATAATCGGTTCCTGGACGACTTGACCAAGGAGAATATTGAGGAGTTAGCAAATCGAAATGAAGCCTATTACAAAATCTATGCTTTGGGTGAGTTTGCAACGCTCGACAAACTAGTTTTTCCAAAATACGAAAAGAGATTACTTAACAAGGACGAGCTTAAACAGTTGCCGTCCTTTTTTGGTCTGGACTTTGGGTTTACTAACGACCCCACGGCGTTTATGCATGTCAAAATAGACCGAGAGAACAAGCGGCTATATATCCTAGAGGAATACGTCAAGAAGGGACTGCTTAACAACCAAATAGCAGAAGCTATCACTAGCCTTGGCTATTCAAAAGAGGTGATTATGGCCGACTCGGCAGAGCAGAAATCTATTGCTGAACTTCAAACACTGGGCTTGCGTCGAGCTATCCCAGTAGATAAGGGTAAAGGTTCAGTCCTTCAAGGAATCCAGTTCTTACAACAGTTCGACATCATTGTCGACGAAAGGTGCGTCAAGACGATTGAGGAGCTTGAGAACTATACATGGCAGAAAGATAAACACACAAACGAGTACATCAACAAGCCGTGCGACAGCTATAACCACTGTATCGACGCTATTAGATACGCACTGCAAAACCTTATCTTTGTCAAAGATAGACAGGACGTAGACGCTAAGATTAGACGGGTTAATAAACTGATAAGGAGATAGAATGACGGATACAACACATAGTGCTGACGATATTCTGCATGAAGGGCAGTATATTCCTAGATCGTATCAATTCGAGCGAGATATGGAGCCGACCAGCTTACAGAAACGTGAAGATTTTCTTCGTTTCGCAAAAGAAGCTAACACGCACTTCATGGCTCAGTCAGCAGACGACCTAGTGGACACGTTCCAAGGACGTGAGAAGTTAGAGAAGATGGTAGCTCAGTTCCAAGACGAACAGATTGAGCGTTTGAACATCCTAGAGAGCTATTCAAATGGGAATAACTACACTATTCTAAATGGTCGTAAGCGATTGGAACCGGAGAAGGCTGACTACCGCATTAGGCATGACTTAGGCGGACAGGCTAGTCGTTTCTTCACTGGATATACAGTAGGTCAACCTATTTCAATCGGTGCTACTGACACTAACAGCGACTTGACAGCTATTGATGATTTCAATGCATATAACGACATTGAAGCTCTTAACCGTGAGTTGGTATATGACGCTTCACGCTTTGGTCGAGCGTTTGAATTGCACTATTATGATGAGTTTGGCAATCCCGCAGTGGTCTTGATTGACGCAAGGGAAATGTTCACTATTCGTAGCGCAGACGTTCGAAAGGACATCATTGCGGCTGTCCATTGCCCAGTGTACAACGGCGAGATGTTTGTCACAGTCTACACCGATAGCAAGATTGTTAGTTATGATCCAAACTGGCAGGAAATCGAACGCAAAGAGAACCCGTTCGGGATGGTGCCGGTGGTTGAATGGCAGAATAACCGAGAACGTTCGGGAGATTGGGAGAAAGGTATTCCAATCATTGACGCTTACGATGCAGCGGAATCTGACACGGCTAACTATATGTCAGACCTTAATGATGCCATGCTTGTCATCAAAGGTGATGTAGAAAGCACAGGGATGAATGCGTCTGACATTATGAAAATGAAACAAGCTAACGTGTTAGTGCTTGAAAGTGGTGTCGGTCACAATGGACAACAAACGTCACTAGACGCCGGCTATATCTATAAGCAATACGATGTCAGCGGTGTTGAAGCGTACAAGTCACGTTTGATTAAAGATTTCTTCCGAATCGTTGGATTGCCTAACTTGCAGGACGACTCGACATTCTCAGTTACGTCTGGGATTGCTATCCGCTACAAACTCGTTGACTTGCAGCAAGTTACAGCCGTCAAACGTGGGTTCTTTGTCAAGGCGCTTAGACGACGCTATAAATTGCTTGAGCTACTGTCTAACAATCTCAAAGGCATCGAACCAGTGGACGCTGACATGCTGACGTTTACGTTTCATGAGAATTTGCCAACGGACGTATGGGCTGAGATTCAATCAGCTATCAATTCTGGCATGGAAATCTCACAAGAAACACTTATGGAATCAGCTAGCTTCACTGATGCACGCAAAGAGAAGAGCCGTTTACTCAAAGAAGGCGGCGCTACTGATTTAGAAGTTAGTCAGATTGTAGGTACTGAGGATGATGACGAATAATGAACGCTACAATGCCGAGCGAAAAGCACAATCAGACCTAATCAAGCGTGACATAGAGCGTGACAAAGTCTTAAAAGAGCTTTATCAAGCGTCTTATAACCGCATGCAGAGCCAAATAAACGGTTTTTACATGCGCTATGCCGACAAGGAAGGGTTAAGCCGTTCCGAAGCTATGAAGCGAGCTAGTGAGTTCGATGTCACTGAGTATAAGGACCGAGCTAGAAAAGCAGTAGTCGAGAAAGATTTCTCACACGGAACCAATCAATGGCTAAGACTGTTTAACTTGAAAATGAAAGTCAGTCGTTTGGAACTACTCAAAGCAGAATTAAGGCTTGAGATAGCTAGTCTTATATCAGACGTGAACGAAGTCTTTGACGAAGCGCGTGAGAGTGAATATTTAGCCGAGTTTAAGCGTCAAGCGGGTATCTTGGGGAATTCTGCCATCAATGCAGTAAGTCGCATGAGAGCGATTTTAGACGCTGATTTCTACGGTCAGAATTTTAGTCGCAGAGTTTGGGGCAGAAACGGACTTCATGCAAGTATGCAGAAGGATGTGTTTAGCTCGTTAGCACGCATCTTCACCGACATGGACGGTTTTAAGCAGGAGCGGCAGCGATTAGCTAAGAAATACAACACAAGCCAGACCAACGCCCAACGACTACTCAAGACCGAAATAGCTCGCATTAATGCTGATACAGAGTTGATGATGTTGAAAGAGAACAGTTTCACACATCTAATCTATGTTGCAGAAAGTGGGGCTTGCGATATTTGTAAGCCTTTAGATAAAAAAGCTATACCGCTCAACAAGGCAGAAAAGGGGGTCAACATGTACCCGATGCACCCTAACTGTCGCTGTTCAGCGTATGGACATATCAAAATGGAATATAAAGCTGGCGGCAGCACTCTTGATGAAGAAGCTGTTAACGGCGTTTGGGGTGAGTAACCCTTTGTCCAGACCGTGCTGAGGACGTTAAAAGCTGCATGAGTTCGTCGAGGTTGGACGTTAAAGCGTAAAGAAAGGAGCCTATCATGGCAGAAAAAGAACTTGAAACAGTTGAAAATCCTCAAGAGGTTGAAGCTAGCCAACCAGAAAAAGAGGAAAAGATGGTGTCAGTCGCTGAAATGCAGCGTAGACTCAAGCAGATGGAAGAAAAACATACTCTTGAAATTGCTGATATGCAAACCGGTATTCAATCTCAAATCGAGGAAGCCGTTGCTAAAGCTAAAATGAGCGAAGAAGAACTTCAAGAGCTGCAACAGAAACAGCGGGATAAAGAATTCGAAGAAGCCCAGAGCACAATTGCAGCACTTCAAGCTCAAATCGCTCAACGTCAAATGCAGGATGTTGCTATTAAAGAGCTCGAAGCTCAAGGCGTTCCTGTTAATGAGTCGACGCTTGCTTTTGTTGTAAAAGGCGACGAAGAAGCTACCAAGTTAGCTGTTTCAAACATGGCTAACATCCTAAACTTGCAGAAACGAGAAGAAGCAAAAGCTCTACCACCTCGCACTAGTGGCGGAGAGGAAGGGCGTTCTCATCGCGGAAAAGACAAGTTTGACAAAGCCAAAATCACTAATTTCTAATTTAAGAAAGGAGAGCGCATGGCTCAACAAAAATTTAATCCAGACACAGTCCTATTGTCTGATTCTCTTGGGAAAGAGGTCACATCAGAACAAATCACTGATCTATTCACTGACGAACTCGTTAAAACTTCAAAAGTTATTCAGCTTGGCCAAAAAGTTGAAATGGACGGCAAAATGGTCCGCAAAGGAGTTGAAGTTGGTCAATTGACAGACGCTTACTTTGTTGGTGAAGGTCAAAAAATTGGTACTGCAAAAGTACAAACTAAATCTTACGTTCTTGAATCTCGCAAATTGGCAGTTATCTTGCCGGTAACAGAAGAAGTCCTTAACTACACTTGGACTGATTTCTTCGAATCAATCAAGGATAAGATTGTTGACTTGTTCAACAAAAAAATCGACGGAGCAGCATTCCTTGGTTTGTACAACAACCCATTCGGTGCCAACGTCTTGGCGTCTGCTAAACGTGCTCAAAACATCGTATCTGGGGACATCAACCTTAATAACATTTATGATGTGGAAGATAAGTCAGAAAAAGAACCTAACGCATTCGTAGGTCACCGCACTATCAACCGCACACTTCGTGGAATCGTCGACAATGTGAACGGCGGTCAACACATCTTCACTAAACCAGCTAACCCTAACGCAATCGGTGAGCTTGATGGCCTTCCATATTCTCAACTTCAATTGCAAGATGGGCAAACTTACCCAGCAGGTACATTGATCACTGGTAACTTCAATGGTTTGGTTTACGGTATTCCAAACGGTACTAACTTGCGTCTTAAAATCGCAGACCAAGCTACTTTGTCTAAAGTTCAAAATGATGGCACACTTGATTCTGGTGACGTTCACTTGTTTGAACAAGACATGCAAGCACTTCGTGCAATCTTTGAAATTGCCGTAGCGATTCCAAACGACGAAGCATTTGCAGCGATCCAACCAGTAGGAGTCTAGTCAGGAGGTTTAAATGACCTATAAAGCTAAGATTACATTCCGTGACTTGCAAGATAACGAGTATATCTACCAAGCCGGGGAAGTTTACCCACGAGAAGGCTATGAGCCATCTAAAGAGCGTGTGGCAGAAGTTCTTGAAAAGGGTGGTATCGAACAAGTCGAGCCGCCAAAAGAGCTTACAGTCAAGGAGCTCAAAGCAAAACTTGATGAAGCTGGTGTCGAGTATGACGCCAAAGCGAAAAAAGCAGATTTAGAAGAACTTCTAAAGGCTGCGGAGGAGGTCTAAAATGAACGATATCCAACTTGAGAAGATTAAACGTCGGTTGGGTATCGACGTTGAAGACGATCTTGAGGATGAATTGATTGAAGACTTAGTCAACGACGCTGAGAGCTATTTCAAAGCATTAGTCGGAACAACCGATATTGACAAGAAATATCATTTCATCATCGAAAATGTTGTTTACAAGCTCTATGGTCGTAAGGGGTCAGAGGGTGTCAAAACCGAAAACGTAGACGGCTATTCAGTCACCTACGAGGATTGGGACGACATGTTCAAGCCTTACAGAAAGATTCTGGATAAAGATTTTGGCCTAGATGGCTCATTAGCTCGAAAAGGTAAGGTGAAGTTTCTATGAAAACACCACACCGCATTAAGCTAGTGAAGCAAGGTGTTTCGACTTATAACCCGATTACTGATAAGCACGAAGAAAAGGCACAGTCTAGCAAGATTGTGCCTTGTTTAGTCAATTTCATTGACCAACAGCGTGCATTTGAAGCCTATGGGAGTAGGTCGGACGTGATCATGATATGCCGGTTCAATCAAGAGCAGAAGCCGTTTGACTACGCTCTATACGAGGGTAAGAAATATTATCCTATTGAACGCATTGACGCACCGATTAAAGGGGCGATCCGATTGAAGCGAGGTGAGCTAAATGGCTAATTTCACAATCGAGTGGAGAGGGGACACAGTCCTCGCTGCCGCTTTGAACAAAGCAAGTCAAGGCGTTAGGACACAAGCTCAAAACGCTCTTAAAAACTCAGCTGAGAAGGGCAAGAGCATTTCAAAAGGTCTTGCGCCAGTCGACACTGGTTTCTTGAGAGCTAATATCACCACTAGGCACATGGGCGAAGAATCGCACATCCACTCAGCAGCGTCTTATAGCGGATTCCAAGAGTTTGGCACACGCTATCAGCCTGGAAAACCGTTTATGCGTCCTATGATGCAACAAATCGAGCCTTACTTCACAGAACAAATCAGAAAAGTTATGGAAGGAGCCTTTAAATGACACCAAACCATGACTTATTCAGAAATCTATTTGCTATTGCTAACGAAACATTGGCAACTTATGACTATTTACCCGGTTCATCAGCTAGTTATCCATTCGCTTTCATCGGTGAAAATAGCTCAGCACCTACACTCAATAACGAAAACTTTGGAACGATAAGACAAACCGTCCATATCTACGGGACTAGAGTGCAGCGTGCAGAGCTAGACACCCACTGTCAAACGTTGGAACGAGCTAGCGAACGAATTAAAGGGTTTGAATACAACTTATTAAAAACTGGTACAGACAAGCAAGTTTTACCAGATAACACAGACGTCCAGCCATTGATTCACATTGTGCTGGATTTTTCATTTACTTATATCAAAAAGGAGGAATAAATGGCAGAACTTATTTTGGGTAAAGACCTAATGGTCTTCTTCCGCCGTGTCAAAGACCAAAAGACACAAGACGCTGCTAAGGTACGTTTCCAAACAGAACACACTATCAATGCTGAGAAAGAGGTCGAAACTACCAAAACCAAAGACGGTGTAGTTAACTCTATTTCAGACGGTGAAGTGTCTGGGGAATTCGTATCACTTGCTTATCGTGAAGATGGAACTACCACTGAAATGTGGCGTGAAATGCGTAAATGGTTCATCGCAGGCGACAAGGTAGAGTGCTGGCAAGTTGACCTTGCTTCCAAACGTACTGCTGGTGGCAAAGATGTCTATGACGTTGAATATTACCAAGGCTATCTTAAGAACTTTGAAATCGCAGCACCGGCTGACGACAAAGTTGAGCTTTCTTATGAAATGGCTATTGATGGCAACGGTATTATTTCAACCGACAGCTTGACAGACGCTCAGAAGAAAGCAGTCGCAAGCGCTCAATACGACTACCATACTCTTGCTAAAGAAGACGGCCTAGTTTCATCTATCTAGTCTATTGCAGGGGCTTTGTGCCCTTGCTTTTTTTGTATAAAGGAGAAATAAAACATGATTCTATCTATCAACGGACGAGACTTTAATTTGATTTTCGGACTTGCGTTCTTGCGTGAGATCAACAAATTGCACTCAGCAGAGCTTGAAGGCATGAAGACTGGCTACGGGGCTATGACATTGATTTCAGCCGGTGTGGCTATCAATGACCCACTAGCATTAGTGGATATCATCAAAGCTGGTACAATTACAGCGCCACAAAAGCCAAGTGATGCTGACATTGAAGCCTATCTTGCTGATTTGATTGACAAAGGCAAATACAAAGAGACGATTGACTCAGTTATCGACGAGTTAAAAGCGTCATCCCTACTCAAACTCGCAATGAACGTTCAAGAGTAGGGCACAGTCAACCAGATTATGATTTCAGCTATGACGACGCAATGGCTCTCTTGATTGCAAGGCACGGCATGAGCTATGTAGAAGCCGCTAGGACGACGCTTGTTGAATTCGAGGTGTACAATACCGCTTACGCAATTAAACAAGAGGACGCCCGCTTTAACGCAGCGATCCAAGCATGGTATAACCAAACCGTCCAAGCTACCAAAGGCAAAGGCAAAAGCGTTCGCTCAGCTTACAGAACCTTTAATGAGTTTTACGACCATGAAAAAGAGTTCAGTAAGATATTCAAGCCAGAGGACACTGCGCCTAGAAGTCGAGCGCTCTCGTTAGCTGATAATAATAGAATCATCAATCAACAAAAGAAAGGGGGTAGTTAATGGGAGCATCTTTTGACGTTACGGCCATACTTCGTGCCAACTCAAGTGACTTCACCAACGGCGTCAATGCTGCCAAGTCTGCCCTTGCTGATTTGAGAAATCAGTCTGGGGGCATGCTTGCTCAAGTTGGTAGCAGTTTGAAGTCAGTTGGTAGTGCTATGCAGTCAGTCGGAGCTGGAATGACTACAGCTTTCACACTTCCGATGGTCGGTGGTCTGACGGCTGTAATCAAAGGTTATGCAGACCTTGAGCAATCTTTGGGCGGTGTTTCAACGCTGTTCAAACAGAACGGCTCAAGCGTCAACACCCTTGCTAGAGACTACGGCATGACCAGGGAACAAGCCCAAGCGCTCTACAATACAATGGATCGTGAGGGAACCAACGTCATTGAGAATGCCAACCGAGCCTATAGGACGGCTGGTGTGTCTGCTAACCGCTATATGGAGCAGGTAACATCGTTCTCAGCTACCTTGCTACAAGGTCTAGGCGGAGATACTGCCAAGGCTGCGAAATACGGGGATAAAGCCCTTGTCCAAATGTCAGATAATGCGAACAAGTTCGGTACTAACATGACGGACATTCAAAACGCTTATCAAGGTTTCGCAAAAGATAACTATTCAATGCTGGATAACTTGAAACTTGGTTATGGCGGTACCATGTCCGAAATGGCTCGTTTGGTCAATGAGTCTGGTGTCTTAAATGGTGAATTTGAAGCTACGGCTGACAATATCCGTGATATCCCATTCCATACCTTGATTGATGCCATCGGTATTACTCAAGATAGGCTCGGTGTTACTGGAACGACCGCAAAAGAAGCAAGTACAACCGTTTCGGGGTCGTTCAATTCCATGAAGGCAGCCGCTGAAAACTTAGTGGCTGGTCTTGGGAATAACGAAGCTAATATTAAGACGCTCATGGAAAACATGAAGCAGACTATCATCACATTTAAAGACAATGTGGTGCGTGTTCTAGGTACTATCTGGGACAATCTGCCAGTAGACGGCTGGGTTAAATGGACAGCCTTAATCATCGGTACTGTAGGGCCGGTAATATTTGCCCTCGGTACACTGATAACGTGGGTCGGTAACGTCGTTTCTGCACTAAGTACAATTGGGAGCGCCATCAGTTCGGTAGTAGGGTTCTTTTCAAGCGGTTCAACCGCAGCGAGTGGGCTAGGTGCCGCTTTCAGCGGGTTATCAGTCGGAGCTCTCGCTGCTTTTGCTGCGATTGTTGCTGCGGTTGCTATGGTTGGGGCTGCACTCGTTGATTTGTGGAACAATAACGAGAATTTCCGTTCGCAAGTTATTGCAATTTGGGAAACTATCAAGAGTGCGATTACTAACGCCGTTCAAGCCATTGTGTCGTTTGTTATGTCAATATGGGGTCAGTTGACTTCCTTCTGGAATGAAAACCACGCCTTGATTATGCAGACAGCGACAACTTACTGGAATATGTTCAAGGGCATGATTGAAAACGTCATGAACGCAATTCTTCCAGTGGTTCAAACTGGATTGAATTTGCTAATTACACTGTTCTCGACAAGCTGGCAAATGATCACCACTGTTATTTCAACAGTCATTGAAGTTATCTTAAATATCATCAAGATGGGGATGCAGATTCTGCAAGGTGACTGGTCTGGAGCGTGGGAAACGTTCAAAACCATCTTGTCTACTGTTTGGGAAGGCATCAAGTCGCTTGTTTCAATCGGTATCAATGCTATTGGTCCGATTATCCAAGCAGGAATTCAGTTCATTCTTGCTATATGGAATGCAGCGTGGGCATTGTTAGCTGTTCCATTCCAAGCGCTTTGGGCGTTGCTTCAATCTATCGCTGGTGGGGCTATGTCTGCCATTAGTGGTGTTATTAGCGCTGGGATTGCTGTGATCCAGTCCATTTGGTCAGCAGCGTGGACGGTTATCCAGACTGTTTTCTCAACGGTTTGGAATACAATCATGTCCATTCTGTCACCTATCATGGCTGGTATCTCAAGCATTATTTCAAGCACGCTTTCAGCTATCAGTGCAATTTGGAACGCTATCTGGACTGGAATTCAAGCTGTTTTAGCTGGTGTATTGGCTGCTATTGTCGGATTGGTTACTGGCAACTTCTCGCAAGTTCAATCAGCTATCACGTCAATCATGTCAGCTATTCAAGCAACTATCAGCGCAATTTGGAACGCTATTTTGTCGCTTATCAGTAGCGTGTTGAGTGCAATAGCTAGCACTGTGTCAAGTACATGGTCAGCTATCCAGTCAATTATTTCAAGTGCTATGAGTTCCGTTCAGAGCATTATCAGCTCAGCTTGGAGCGCTGTTAGGTCAGCGGTTACAAGCGCCATGAGCTCAATCCAATCAGCTATCACTAGCGGATTTAGTGCGGTCGTATCAGCAGTAACAAGTGCTGGTCAGCGTATCATTTCAGCGGTTCGGTCAGCGTTCAGCGGTGCGCTAAGTGCAGCCCGTGGATTTGTTGGACAAGCTGCAAGCGTCGGTTCTCAATTGATTAGCGGTTTCGTTAGCGGTGTTACATCCGCAGCTGGGAAACTGATTTCAGCGGTTAAAGGTGCGGTAAGTAGTGCAATCGACGGCGCCAAGTCATTGCTTGGTATCAAATCACCGTCTCGTGTGTTCCGTCAATTCGGTATCTATACGGATAAAGGTTTCATTATCGGTATTGATAGCAAAGCTGACCAAGTGGCCCGTTCAATGCGCTATATGGCCCAAGGTGCTATCGACGCATTCACCGGTCAAGATATCAACGGAGCCATCACTGATGAACTTGGTAGCATGGATGGTCAGTTAGGCCGTTTGGCAGGGTATGACCCATCCGTTTCGTTCAATGGCGGCAAGATGTCAGTTACTCAACAGGCAGCGGATATCGTGCTTAAAATGGGCGATACAACTTACAGAGCATTTACTAATGACATCACTAACGCTCAATCAATGGAATTAATGCTTGATAACTATTAAGAGAGAAAAGAGGTTTTAGCTAATGTATGATTATGCTTCATTGAAGCGCACGGAATCAACGGTGCTGCAAAGAGCGCCGGTTGATAACATGCGTATCAACGGTACGCCTATAGAAGATATCATCCAAGGGTATCGACAACTTACGGTCAAAGGTCGTTCATTGCTCAATCGTGAAATTTCAACTACTCGTGTTCCTGGACGCCGTGGTGTCTGGGTGGACAGCGTCAATGACTCAGAGCGTGAGATTGAAGTTAAGTATCAGTTAACGACAGTCACCAGCCAAGTCATGAGGACCTCTTTCCGAGAGCTAAACCGCATCTTGAGAGAAGTAGGCCCTAGCGGCTATCTCGAAGTAACCTTTGATGATGAGCCAGATTTCACTTATTACGCTATTTTTAAAGAAGCGGAGGAGGTGGAGGAAGACAGACTTTCAATTGTTAGCAGCTTTGTGTTGTTAGTTCCAGACGGCTATAAGAAGCGGGTCCCAGAGCGCTCTAACGGTGTTGTTTATCTAACTTACGCTAAGAAGGTAATACCTGAGAAGATTGTAGCCATGACATCTACAGCGGCAACAGAATTTGAAATCATCAACGGTCAAACCAAGCTATCGTTTAAGGGTAGTTATGCAGCTAATAAGGAAATTGTCATTAAATTTGGCGACGAAGAAGTGACTGCTACTTATGATGGTCGCAATATCCTAAGTGAATTACAGCGATTTAGCCCACTTGAGCAGTTTTATGTGAAAGACGGGGACAGATTGAGCGGGAAAAACGTAGCGATTCGTGAAGTGCAGTGGAGGGATGAAAGTCTATGATCTATTTATTCGATAAGGACGAAAAACTTATCAAGATTATTCGCAAGCCTGCCATTAAGACGGCATTGCAAAAATTCAGTCTTACCACTGAAAATTACGTTTCAGACCGCTTGACTGTCGAAATGAAAGCCTTGAAGGACGACGAACTGGCAAAACTGGAATACATGGCTATTCAGTCAATTGACGATACCCATAAATTCCATTACTTCTATATTGCCCAAGGTAACACCAAAGGGGATATCACAACGCTTATCGGTGTTCAGTCTGGCATTGAGGAGCTACGCAAGACAGTCGTTTACGACAAGCGCCCGACAGACCAACGTGCTAGACCGGTTATTGAATGGCTTTTAACTGGGACGAACTGGTCCCCTCGGTTTATTGCTGAAACAAACCCAAAGAGTACCAATTTCTATTACATTTCCACATTTGATGCTTTGAAAAAAGTGTGCAAGGTGTGGGGCTTAGAAATGCAGTTCTTTGTTGAAATGAACGGTAGTCAGATTGGCGCTAGATATATTGATTTTAAGCGCAAAATAGGTGAAGCCGTCGGAAAGCGTGTGGTTTATGGACATAACGCCCTTGAAATTCTGCAAGAGGTTGAAAAGACGAACCTATACACCGCCTTGGTTGGCCGTGGTAAGGGGGAACAAGTCAGCTCAGCGGAAGATACCGGAAAAGACGCTGACGGTTACGGACGCAAAATCAACTTTGAGGAAATTGTCTGGTCGAAAGCCAAAGGGGATCCACTAGACAAGCCCCTTGGTCAGAAATACCTTGAAATTCCAGAAATGACCGCTAAATACGGCATTAAACAACCAGACGGCAAGATGCGCCCAAAGATTGGCTTTGTCGAGTTTAGCGAGGAAGAAGACAAAAATGAGCTTATCAAGCAGACTTACGAGGCTTTGATTGAGTCATCAAGACCTAAACTGACACTTAAAACGTCAACGGTTTATCTTAAAGGCGTCCAAATCGGTGATACTATCCGAGTAGTCCGACATGACAGGCACCTTGACTACGATACACGTATCTTTGAAATCACGTTCAATCGCTTAAACAACGAATCTAGCGACATCAAGCTAGGGGACCGTGTTAGCGAAAGCAACGATGCAAAGGTACAGAGTACCGTCAACAAAGCACTCGACGAGTTTAAAGCTGGTGAGTTCACTGAGTTTGTCAAGAAACTTCCAGAGTTTATCCCGTCAGCTAATGGTTTTAACCATAACTGGTACACAAGCACTGACCCAACAGAATCCCACCCGGGACAAGTCTTAATTAATGATTCTTGGTACAAACCGGACCCAGAACACGAAGGACACACTATCATGTATCGCTGGACCGGTGAAATGTGGCAAGAGGTATTGAGAACGTGGGACGGTACAGGACTTCAAGACAAAATCAAGAAAGAGTTTGAAAAAGTCGCAGCTAACATGGCTAAACAGCAATCAGAACACGACAGAGTGGTTGCTGAAATCACAGCCAAGGCTACTAATGCGGAAACGTTAGCTAGTTCAGCCAAATCAACCGCAGAGGACGCTTTTGGCCGCCTAAACGACATTAAGAGCGAAGCTATCGCAGAAGCTCGTTACTTGGACAGCGTTGAGCGTACAGAGACAGAAAAGAAGATTGCTGCATCTAAAAAAGATGCACTTTCAGAAGCCGTCAAGCTAGTCGACAACGCTAAAAGTACATTAAACACGGATCTATCTGAGACTGAAAAGAAGGTGGAAGCCCTAAAGGGTTCTATCGGTACGTTGTCAAACGATACGTCAGTACAGTTTGCCAAAATCAATAACGCTCTCATTTCAGTAGCTAGCAAACAAGATGTCGACAAGGTCAGCCAGCGTGTGTCCAATGCTGAGACGATTTTGACGCAGCAAGCAGGGCAGATTTCAGCCAAAGCTAGCAAAGAGGATGTCAATGCTGTTTCTGGACGTCTAAACAAAGCTGAGAGCTCATTGACAGTGCAAGCTGGACAAATCAACCAGAAAGCCAACAAGCAGGATGTAGACACGCTCACAGGGCGTGTGAATCGTGCTGAAACTTCTATCACGCAACAAGCGGACATGATTGCGTCCAAAGCTAACAAACAAGAGCTTGACAATGTCAATAATCGAGTAATCAACGCTGAAAGTCGTATCACTCAACAAGCTAACGAGATTAGCCAACGAGTAAAAACCAGTGATTTTAACAATGCTACTCAGCGACTAGCGACGGCTGAAAGCTCAATCACGCAACTAGGAAATAAAATCACTACTGAGATTAGCCGTGTGGACAGCAAGATTCCGACTGACTTTGGAAACCGTAACTTGATTTTGAAATCAGCAGATTTCGAGAATCTACACCGACAACCCGGAGGGAGTGGGAATACTACTACTACTGCTGATGGGCAATCGTTCCTAATCAAGTCTCACAGCTATTTGAGTGACGTTTACGGCGGTATCTCATGGAACATGGCTATTACGGAAATTAAAGCCGGTGAAACATTCTCGCTCTTGGTCCCGGTATACATCGATAGCGGCGTAGATATTGACCGTGGCGCTATGATTATCATCAAGAATCACAAAAACAATGACAATCTGTTTGCGTTCAACATCCCGACAGACGTCAATAATGAGTGGTTTGACGTTAAATTGATTTTTACTGCCGGCAAAGACATCGCTCTCGGTGAGTGGCCGTTCTACATTACAGTTGTTAGAAACGGCTATTTGAAAATCAGACCACCTATGCTTGTCAGAGGGACACTCATTCCCTTGCAACATACAGTAGCACCAGAAGATACCGAAGCTGAAATTAGCACGGTTAAAACGACGATTACACAGACCGAGCAGGGTGTCAGTCAGCTATCACAGAAACAATCTGAAACAGATAGCCGCATGACTAACGCTGAAACTAAGGTTAATCAATTAGTGGGTGAAGTATCGTCGAAGGTATCGAAGACTGATTTTGACAAGCTGTCTAAGAGCGTGGCGGCTAATAGTACCGCAATCACTCAGACCGATAACAAAATCAGTTTGAAAGCAGACCGGACAGAAGTTCAAGCGGTCAAAGCTACGGCTGACAGTGCAGCGTCCAAAGGCCAAGAATTAGAGCGTAAAATTAACCAGACTAATGCAGAATTACGTGTTACAGCAGATTCTATCGCTCAAAAAGTTTCAAGGGTTGACTTCGACAGTCTTGGAAATAAAGTCACTAACGCTGAAACACAGATCAACACGTTAGCTGGAAAGATTGAAACTAAACTCTCTAGGGTTGACCTAGACAGTGCTATTGATAACAAAGGCTTTTTGAAAGAGTCTGACGTCAATAGGCTCGTTGATAACAAAGGTTTTGCGACGGCTACAGCTGTAACTAACCTTATCCAACAGTCTGAACAAGGGACAACTCAACTTATCAGCGAGGTCAAGAAACAAATTCCGTCAGTCGATACACTTTCAACCGGTGGTGAGAATCTGATCGTTAACTCAGCATTCCCAGAGAACCTCGAGAATTGGGGATTCTGGGAAGTGCCACAGCCAAATGCTAATCTATCTATTTCAAGTCATGTTTTTTACTACAACGGCGCTAGACCACTGTTTTTGCTAAGAGTATCATCATCACTCCCAGCTTCTACGCTACGTTTCCCAGTCAAACGCAACACTGATTATTCGTTCAATATCCAATCATTCGCCACTGGTAACATCAAAGGTGTAGATATCTACTTCCTTGGTCGTAAGTCGAATGAAACGAATAAAACATTCACTAAGGTAGTCAAGTTCAAATCGCACAACGGCTCACCGTCAACAACGGGATTGGCTAAGTGGCATCTGACCTTCAATTCGGGCGAATGTGATGAAGGTTTCATCCGTATTGATAACACGGGTACGACCAATGGCAGTCAGTCGATGTTATTCTTCACAGAACTTGACTGCTACGAGGGGACTATGGACCGTGCTTGGCAACCGTCGCCAAAAGACGCAAGCCAAGAAGTCACAGTTAAATTCAATGAAATTAAGTCTACCGTTGACGGTTTCAGCCGCACCATTGGCGAACATGGGCAGTCTATTTCTCAGATTATCCAAGAGGCCAAGGGTACAGTTTGGAAGGTGGAGAACCTAGAGGACAAGTGGTCGTTTAATCTCGGTGTTACTAATAAGCAATTAGACAAGTTAGGCACTGGGTTAGAAGCTACTAAATCCGAAATGTCCCAGATTGCAGGTTCATGGGCAGTCAAGAACCTAACAAGGTCCGGTGATGTGCTTAACCAAATCAATCTCAATAAAGACGGCTCGGTCAAAATCGACGGTAAATTGGTTCAAATCACTGGCTCTACCTACATCGAAGATGGTGTTATTAGCTCAGCTAAAATCGGTGAACTGTCAGCAAGTAAAATCACTAGCGGGCGTTTAAACGCTTCACTCGTTGACGTCGTTAACCTAAACGCTTCAAGCATCACAAGCGGTACGTTTACCGGTTTGAACTATCGAGGGGGTCGTATTGAGTCATTAAATGGTTCAATGTTCTTTGATTTGAATAACAACTACCTTCAAATGGGAGCAGATACCGCTTCAATCAGACGTGTTCAACCCGGATATCCTGCACAGTTTATCAGATACGAAACAAGTATCGACCAAGGGAACCATCGCTCAAAAACCATTATCGGCTCAAACCGTGATGGGACAGACGTTTACAATGCTACGACGTTCTCTGGTGTTGTCATCCAAAACAACACTAACAACGACATCGATACATTGCATCTCTACGGTGATAGAACATATTTTAGACATACGTTTACTAACGACGGATGGGATTTAGATGCTGTAACGCAGCGACTTCGTCCGGGCATGATGGAAAAAGACTCACAGATTTGGTCAGTGCAGTTTGCAACACCAAAAAACGGTAAGGATTTTAGCACCGGGGCTATCAATATCACCGAGTCTCTCGCTGCGGTTTGGCGGATGTTCAAGCACTTCGAAGGGAATATTAAAATGCCAACCGAGCTCAAAACACTCATCCAGCATGGTTACAATAACTACGGTATCCACATGCCGGTATTGTAAAAGGAGAACTAATGAACGAACAAATTTACACTTCAATGATTCAAGATATCGCAAGTCAGAACGCTAATTTGACGATTGAAAAAGCTGAGTTTAAGGCTCGCTTGCAGTCGACAGTTAGCGAACTGGAGCAGGTCAAATCGCAACTAGAGCATTATCAAAATGTACTAGCGTCTGATTCAGACCTTAACGACCTCTTCGATGAGGTAGCACAGAAAGGAGCGACTAATGAATAAGTCTAATTTCAGTGTCACATCGAGTTATCTGACCAATCCAACAACTACAAGGATCGCCATCCAGTCCAAAGATGGCTCGACGTGGTTGACACGAGACGTTCCAGGCGACCACACAAGCAAGACGGATGAAGCTAAAGTCCAGCTTATCTTGGACATCTTAACGACTGAGTTGGACCCTGCCGGAGCTTTGGCACGCTATCAAGCTAAGTCAGAGGAATCTATCAAAGACCTTGACAATCGCTTGAATTTGGCTGAGAAAGTCGCTGAACAAGGCGAATTGACTCGTAAAATTGCCAACGTGTCCATCCTCAATGCGGTAATGAGCCAGAATATCCAGTATGGCACAATCTACAAGCAATATTTGGAATTGTTGCCAGTCGCTAAAACAGGCAATGTATTCAACGCTGGCGACATCTTCGCTATCGAAGACCCTAGTCACGAAGAATTAGACGGAGAAGGCAAGTTGGTACTTATCCAAGTTAACGGGTCTTTCGCTTACGAAAACCAGCCATTCGCTGACTTTGCAAAAGGTGGCAAACTCGAAAACAATGGGGTTGCTACTGCATGGGTATTTAGACCGAAGGAGGGTTAATGGTACAGAAACCAGACGGCATTTTTGGTGTTTTCGATGTGGTCAGAGACTTCTACGCACATGGTATCGATGAGCATTTATGGGTGTTCCTGCTCATGATTATCATTTTCAGTGATATCATCATCGGCGTGTCCAGAGCTTGGGCCGCTCATGAGTTTTCAAGCTCAAAATTTAGAAAAGGGCTAGTCAGCCATACGGCTATGATTACATTTGTAGCCATTTTCTATCCGTTCGCAGCCTTCATGAATCTGGGCGGTATCCTAGATACATTTATCTTTGCAATGATTGCAGCATACGGCTCTAGTATCTTAGCTAGTTTGTCAGCTCTAGGGGTGGAAATCCCATACTTTGATAAGTATGTTAAGAACAATATCGATAAAGAGAAATTTAATTTAACCTCAAAAAATGAGGAAGAAAAGGAGGAAACAGAAAATGATTAATTTGAAATTGCGACTAAAAAACAAAGTTACGTTAGCAGCTCTTATCTCAGCGGTTTTTGTTATGTTGGGACAATTTGGGCTTGAGATTCCACACAATATCCAAGAGGGTGTCAATACTCTATTGATGATCTTGGTTCTCCTCGGAATCGTTACAGACCCAACAACAAAGGGTGTCGCCGACAGTAAGCAAGCATTAAACTACAACGAACCTCGTGAGGACTAGCCATGGCTAAACTCATGACCTCTATTAACCAAATCGAGGGAGGTGACGTTCTCAAATCTGGGGACACCGCTTCCGTATTTGGTTTTGAAATTTTGGGTTACGATGGAAAACGCATGGAGCTGTCTGGAACTGGTAAGCTAACACTTTCCAATGACGAAACAGTAGCACTTTATCAAGATGTTGCTGTTGAAAACGGGACATTCTCGTTCTCAATGGGTAGTGTGGTAGCTACTGGCACTTACTACCTAGAGATTAAACTAGACGGGCATATCTTCCCATCTAACAATTTCAAAGTGAAAGTTAAGAGTTCGCTTAATCTTGACGGTGCGATTCCCTCGAAGAAAGACCCCAAACTAAAACTGCTAGCTGATGAATTGCGAGATTCTGGGTTAATCAGTGGCACTGATACCACAGAAGACCTCGTAAACGTCTACAATCTAGCTAAAATTTGAAAGGAAAACATAAATGAGTAAACTACATGATTTCGCCCAAGCAGTGGGTGCTGATATCAAAGAAATTAAAACAACCCTAGCAGGAAAGGCTGATAAGGGTTCGGAAGGCATCACTCAAGACCAACTTAACACTGCAATTGCACAAGCTAAAACCGACCTTATTGGTGGAGCTCCTGAAGAGCTTGATACTCTTAAAGAGCTTGCTGATAAAATCGCCGCTGGTGGTGGTAATGTTGATTCTGGTATTATTACTAAACTTACAGAATTTGGTAATCGTATCACAGCCATTGAAACAGAAGATTTGGTAGCAGCATACAATACAGCTAAAAACACTCTCTAATGAGGTGGGCTT